ATATTCTCGGTACAACTTATAAAATTTCGTATCAGTGGAAGATGCAGAAGATATGAAGAATTTCTGATTTGGGATATTAGTAGGAAAACATCTTTGTCGAATTGGGTCGATCTTTTTTCCAGATCCATCTCGTCCTGTTTTAAGAGATTTATTTACAATGGCGAAAGCAGAGTATACATTTATCATTTCTTCGGATAAGAATCCGGACTCGTCGAATACTACAGAGCCACGTTCACCACGCTTTGCATCAATATTTGAGTTCAAAGTCTTTGTAGCCGCTCCATTATAAAGATGATACGAAAATCCATTCGAGCTGTGAGAAAATCCATCACCACTAGCATTCTTTATCTCAATCTCATTTTTGAATATTTTTCCAGTTGAACCACTAAATGTCTCTATATTGTCATTGGCAAGCCTTTCAAGTGTATTAAAGGTAGTTTCCGCCTGTGACCCAGTACCTGAGGCAATATAAGCCCAGTAGTTAGTGAATAGCATTCCTTTAGCCATTAGTCCAAGGTCAATAACAGTTGATTTTCCCCAGCCGCGAGTTGCAACTATTAGGACATTAGGACAAATCCATGATCTTTGGATTGCTAGTGCCTGAGAATCTAATAGATCAATGCTGAACATATCGTCTATAAAATGTACCGGGTTACATTGATAATACCTTTGAAGTTCTGAAATTTGTAAAAGAGAGTCAATTTTGCGACTTGAAAGCGTATATAGCTGTGGTTTTACATAAACGCCATATTCCTTGTAAAAATCTTTATCGTACCAATCAATAGATTCAGAATATCCTTCGAAAGCGGGAGTTCCAGATGCGATAATGATATCATTAGGATTCATTTAACTCATCCTCCTCGTCGCTTTCATCGTCTTTCGAAGAAAAACATGAGTACAAGTCCTTTAAATCAACAGAATCATTTATGATAACAATTCCATTTTCACTTATTGTATCTTTTAAATCGAGATTTTCTTGTAGCAAAATTCGATTTATTTCTTTATATTGGTCACGCTCTTTTCTAATATCTTGGGTTGTCTTTCTTAGCTCGGCAACCATATCAGACCATTCTGATTCATCGAGAGCTAGCTGTTTCATAATTGAAGCATCGCTGATTTCTTGAACTTGTCGCATTCCCCGACAGGTTGCAATATCAAACCCATTAACCTGAGCGGAACGAAGATTAAGATCTTTTAGTTTCTTGGTCTTTCCAGTCCAAGTGTTCTCACCTTTGGTAGCGTTTTTGCTATTCTTTAATGAAATGCAACTTTCTTGTGCTAATTTTGCAATACTATCAGTGATATTCTTTTGCATTACTTGCAATGCCTTTATGATTGGCAAGTTGTCTATAGCGTGCATTGGGTCTTGATATAGTTCCGCGATTTGGTCGTCTATATGTGATTTTTGTAAGAATCCTCGAACGATACTTATAATAGAAGATGTGCGCATCATATCATCGTTGCCTTCTTCAGAAGAGTCTAGGAAACCGATAAGCTGCGAATATAAGAAGGGCTGATCCGACAGTTGTTCTTTTTCAAATGGCAAATAGCCTATAAGTCGGAGAGTATCAGATTTGTTCTTTTCGAATTGTTTAAGAATCTCTTCATTCGCTGGAAGCTGATTCTCGTCTTTATCATTAAGTTTAGACATGGTTGGCCACCCTATAAAAACATCCGATTCTCGGTATGTCATAGCGTAGTAGTGTGGCAACTGAATATTTTTGATATAAGTATAATATACATTCGGGGTAGTTTTAAGACCAGACGTTTCGCCTCGCCCGTTGGCGGACTCTATCACGGAGGAGTCCCACACAGATTCTATAAATGGTTTGTTTAGAGCATAAAGAGCATCATTTACACTTTCTTTCGTTGGTTTAGAGATCTTGCCGCCCACTTTTGGCATTGCAATATTACTCGCACAATCCTTACATATACTCGTTAATTTACTCTCATAAGATGGTTCGGATGATAAATAGAAGTCATCTCTAGTTTTTACTTTGCCGCATCTCTGACAGGTAAAGAACTTATCACCGACGCCTAACGCTTTTAGAAGTCGAATCTGGTTTGTTTGATTCAACTTCATAAAGTCGTTTTCAGCAGCTTTGATTATAGGCTCGGCTCCTTTAAGTGTCTTTATTGATCCGACGTCTTTTGGATTTATTTTGATAGGTGTTCGAGCCATACGTTACACCTCTTACTGCAGCTTAGAAGTAAAGCAGTCGCTAACCTTAACCTTGATCTTATTTCTTGCGGAAACCTGAACAGTCTCGCCAGTTCTAGGATTGCGGCACTCGCGCTCTGGAACTTCCTTAACCTCAAAAGAAATGAAGTTATTTAAACGGACAGCTCCATCCTGTGCTAATGCTTCCTCTAAGGTGTCCTTAAAAAGATCTACACATTCTACTGCCTTTTTCTGGGCAATTCCTGCCTTCTCTGCATATAATTTACAAAAATCATTCTTAGTCATTTTTATTTTTTCCTTTCATTCGCTACCGTGGGATTACGCCGCAATTCTCAGCCACCAAAGTAGTCAATACTTTTATAAAATTCAAGTTGGACTAAGGTGACGATGAGGAAGTACCTCGTAATTCGTCTTATCTGTCCACAGACAGACCTTATCAATATGGTAACAACAGACGTGTTGCCTATAATTTGTTTTATCTACTCACAAGTAGACCATATCTCGTAGATGGTAGCAACGAACTTTTCACTCGTAATTTGCTTTACCATCTTAACTAGATGACCACCTACCATATGCTTCTCCAAAATTTATTTAACACACCGTAAAAATTAAAATAATTTAATTGAGTATATTTCCACCAATCCGCGTCCTTCTTCAAATGTATATAATGAAGCCCCAGCATTTGAAGCTTTTCTCAGAGACAAACCATATGGATCAACACCAATAATTGATCTAACTCCAATAACTTCAGAATTGATTCCAATCTCTTTGCTGTTCTGATAATGAACATGTCCACCAATCAGATAATCAATTGGAATTTGATGAATTCGTGAAAATTCGTCCGCAGCAGTCTCAGGATTCTTAACTTCTCCGTGAATACCTAAAATATTGTAATTGCACAGATTCTGGTAATTCATTCCAGTTGGATTTTCAATAATCTTAAAATGCAAATTATCCTTTAATCGTTCTCTGATCAATGTCAGCATAACCTTTGACATATTTTCTTCAACAAATGCATTCTTTGGAGCGCCGCAAATTCGGAGTTGATTGTGGTTTGAATCAATCACCATCTGAAAATTGACATGAACATATTGAGCTAAATCATTCAGCCAGTTCGCCAGATAGTTTGCATACATGATACTAGAATCAATGATTCCATATCTCAGTTTCATCAGCTGTGAATTGAGACGTAAAATTCCTTGAATTCCGTCGCCAAGTTCCCAGACATTCAGAACTTGAATATTTTCTCTGCGAACAATTTCAATCACTCTGCTGAACAGTTCATCCATTCTACGGTAAAAGACTTCAGGACTATATTCATTGATTATGTTTCCATGCAGATCCTTTAAGCAGAACTCAATTCCAAAATGAGCATCCGTTAGGCATAAAAGATATTCTTTGTTGTTAGTCTCATAACTATCGGACATAATTGGATCGGCTTTCATAGATTCCAGAGGTGGAAGAGTAGCAATTGCTTCGCAGATTTTCTCCGTGATCAATTCGTCACGGGCATTTTCTCGCAGCCAACGATTATATTCTAATTTTTCAGTCTGAAGCTTCTTGCGCTCCTTTTCGATTTCTCGTTTTTGAGCTACAAGTTCCTTCATATAATTATCTTCGCCGTTTTGTCTAAATACTCCCGCGTCATTGAACGATTTTGCATTAGTATAACGCTTTCTATAAGCAGACTCCGTTCTGTATTCCGTCTCATCTGTGCGGAATTCGCGGTTCATAATTGCGGCGATAGCCGTCCAATCTAAGTCGATCAGGGCAGAATCCTTAGCCTGCCCCAATCTCCAAAGGTATTGAATTTCAGTTTCATCGGGTTTGCGCTTAATATCGTACAATCAGCAAACCTCCTTAGTCCTCGGTCGGGATCAGTTCCAGATCCTCGTCAGTCTTCAGGGCAACAGACATGGTTACTTCCTGCCCCTTGAAGGCGTGCATCAGATCAGATACCTCCATGGTCTGTTCCTCATCATACTCATCTGTATATGTAATTGTCTTGCAATCGTCGGACATAATGCCCTTTACGGTCAGCTTATCTGTTGTGTTTCTCTTAAATGTTAAATTTGACTTTGCCATGTTATTTTTCTCCTTTTAATCCGTCTTTAATTATAAAATTACACTGATATCAGTGATGATTCCGTCTACAATGTTGTACTTAACAAGTTCCTCGGCAGTTAGATACCAATCCTTGTTCTTATTCCTGTTGAATGTCTTCTCATCAATACTTGTCTTGTCCAGAATATAACGCTTCATTTCCTCAATCTGTTTCTTATAACTCTTCTGAGCATCCTCAACCTGTCCAGCAGTGCCCTGGAATGCTGCGTTACCTTCATGGGTCAGCATCTGTGTATGAGAGAAGGCGTACCTCTTACGCCCAGACAGGAAAATTAAGAAACCGGCAGACATTGCAACGCCCATAGCAATTGTAATTACTGGGATTCTGCTTGCCTGGATCAAGTCGCAGAAGAAGTTTGCCTGTTCGAGGCGACCACCATATGAATGAATGAACAATCTTATCGGTTTGAGGTCTTCTACTCTTACATCTTTTTCCTCTATGTTCATCTGAATGATTACTTTCGCCAGTTCCAGCAGAGAATAATCTTCATCAATTTCATAATCAATGTAGAAGGTTCGATTATTGCGATCCTTCCAGTAGGTATAAGTTTCCGGCGCTGGAAGGTCATCTGACTTTAGTCCTCCAACAATCGGAATAGCAATCTTTTCTAATTCCATCCTTTAATTCCTTCCTTATAAAGAGAGTTTAAGACTCGGATTTGCAATGATAACCCGTGTCGTTTTACATCTTTTTGAATATTCTTGTTCCATTGCCGCCTTAAGAGTCTCTTTCGCTAATGTGCTGCCATGATGTAGAATCAGTTTCTGGCAGTTTATGTTAGCGTAATTATCTATAAGTTGAGCATACGGAGCGTGTCCAGACATGCTTTTTAGACTATACACGGAGCATCTGCACGGATATTCTTTAGTATCTATTTTTACAGTCTTACGCTTTGGATCTTTTAAAAGAGAAGCAAGACTTCCTTCTGTGCTGTAACCTACAAATAGAATAGTGCTGTTTAGGTCAGGAATACACTTTTTAAGGTAATGACGTACCCGTCCAACTGTACACATTCCATTAGTAGTGAATATCAAGCTTGGTTCGTGGCTTGATACAAGTGCAATACTTTCTGGAGCTTCCTGCACAAAATGTAAAAATCCAGAGCACATTAATTCGTCTATTAAAATTTTGTCTTCACCTGTAAGACAATCTACATAATCTTTAAAAATCTTAATACCAAGAGGAGTGTCAACATAAACTTTAGGTTTCCACTCGCTGTCTTTATAGAGTTGATATACCATAAGAGCCAAACTTTGAAGTCTTGACTGTGCAAAAGTCGGAATAATTACTCGTCCACCCATGCCATGAATTTGAGTATCAATAATAGACTTTAATTTGTCTAAATCATTTTTACGCTCTTTCTTGCCGGTTTTAATGTCTGGTTTATCGCCATAGGTACTTTCACCAATAACATAATCAGCATGGGCAACCTGAACATATTCACCAACAAAGTGGTTTTTTACTACTTTGTTTCCAATATCTCCAGTGACAAGAATCGTTTTAGTTGCTCCACCAACAGTCAGATATAACTTGACTTGACAGCTATCCAATAAGTGTCCACTTGGGATCAGTTCAAAAGAAAGCTCGTCATCCCAAACGATTTTTTGCCCCGAAGGAAACGATTTTGTGTGGGAGAGTGCGATAGAAACAGAATCTTCGCCGTAAAGTGGAAGATAGTTTTTATTATGTTGGGCATTGATGATCTGAACATCACGTTCGTTGATTTTGGCGCAGTCCATGAGCATGTCTGTCATAACTTGAATTGAATTACCACAGATGATAGTTGTCCCACTGCATCCCTCTTTATATAAGCGTGGAAGGGTTCCTAAATGGTCAACATGATTATGTGTGATAAAGATCAAATCTATATTTTTTGCTTTAAACTCCTTGAATTTCTTGGAATTTACCAAAAAGTCTTCATACCTATCGTTGGTCTGATGCATTCCGCAATCAACTAAGATATTATGATTAGGTGTCTGAATATAAATAATACTCCCCGTTACATCATCAGATGAAGGGGAGTCAACAAAAGAAACTTTGATTTTATTATTGTTTTTGATGGATTTACCCACCTTTCTGACTCGTAGGAGTCGAAAATAGTCATAAGAATTACGCCGATGCGTTTTGATTCATTTTATCCTTTAAATCGGAAATGCCTTTTCTAGTAAATGGTAAATCATACTTTCTACACCATTTTCTAACTGCATTGTCAGATACTCCATACATTTTTCCAACACGAAGCATTGGATAATTTAATATTAGATCAGTAAGAATTTCCTTTGATGGAAGGTGTTCCGATTTTTGTTTTGAGTAACAATCTTTGCACATTTTAACGTGTTTTCCCCTAATAGGTTTATTACATATGCAGCAAAAATTATTTTCATGTATCGCTACCCAAACATCTCCTTCGAGATAAATCTCGCAGCCACGGTGAAAAGATGCGTGATCTGATGATGTTTTAAATACCATCAAATTATCTAAATCATTGTTACATTTATTCCTATCAATATGATGAACACATTCTCCAGCTTTTAATTTTCTACCCAGTTTCTTTTCTGCTTGTAACTGGTGAATGTAAACATATCCATCATGATTTGCTTTATGGTGGTCGGGTCTTCTGACCATTAAATACTGCCATGAATCTGAGAAATCTTTGTATTCATTGTTGTGTTCTTCATTATATTTGAGAATCCAACTTAATTTATCATCCATGAAAACCTCCAAATAAAAAAGACCTTTGATTTCCAAAGGCCAAATTTATTAAGAAAACTTAGACAGGAGCGTAATCTGTCATGCGTAATCATTTTCATTAGTACCCAAGACGGGGTTCGAACCCGTGCTACTTCCGTGAAAGGGAGGTGTCTTGGCCAACTTGACTACTTGGGCAAAAGTGGGTAGAGTAGGATTTGCACCTACAATGCTTAAAAGCCACGATTTTACAGACCGCTGCGTTACTGATTCCGCTCATCTACCCAGATATCCTTCTTTTTTGTTGTTTTGTGTGGAGAAGGGTGAACCAACACGATTGCGGAGAGATGGACTTGAACCATCAACTCTGGCGCATGAAGCCAGCAAGCTACCTTTGCTCTATCCCGCAGTGGGTGTGGTGGGACTTGGACCCGACGACTCATCGGTTAAAAGCCGATTACTCTACCAACTGAGTTACACACCCGTAATGGATCATGATGGAGTCGAACCACCTACGCCCAGAGCTTCAATCTGGCGCTCTACCGTTGAGCTAACGATCCATAAGCCGGTGACGAGATTCGGACTCGCACTGCTTGTTTGGAAAACAAGAATCCTGCCATTAGATGACACCAGCAAGTACAGCAGCAACACAACCATCTGAGATCGTGCCGCTACCGACTAACAATTTTTGAAGTTTCAAGAAAGGCATTCCTTTCCTTTTATTTTTGAAGTGTAATGAAATTGTATTTTTATGCAACCACCACAGCCTCGTACAAATGCATCCGTCAATGGACTATCACGGACAAAACTCTTATCGAGGATTTTATCGAACTTTGTGGTTTATTATTTGAGCTTTAGAATATAAAGAACTTTGACGCTTAAACATTGACCTTTAAACTTTGAATTTTGAGCTTTCAAACTTTCTTATTCTTCCGCAGAGAATAACCAAAAACCCAATTCTTATTATAGGGGATGTTTTAGAATCATGTTTGCATGGCGGTTGAATCCGATATGCATACGATGAAAATATCATAGTTGGAGGCACTAACCCAGCCTCCAGGGGAGTCAAGTTCTGCTTTTTCGTAATGGTTGCAAATTATTCGTTAGTTAAGCTACCTCGACAAAGGTAGTGGAATTTGAAACTGTGAGAGCAATATCTACGGATGACTCAAAGCCATCAATTTCGTTCTCAAGGTCATCGATCTTATTCGCGATATCTAGCGGATCTACCATCTCAAAGTCGCCCTCTTCATGACGCTTATTTATAATGATATCCTGTTCCTCTTCAGAAATTTTCTTACTGCCATCTCTGTTAGTGTAACCACTGAGAGCGTCTTCAATATTCTGATCAACACGTCTATTTTCCTGCTCAACCCTAGCCGCTACAGCGGTATATGTAGATTTTAGCTGTGCTAACAGGGTCTTCTTATACTGAATAGAGGACTTCATCTCGATTGCCTGAGCACAAGTCATATCTACACCATTAACAGTAAGATGTGTTGCTGCGTTTGACTGA